AAAAGACGAGATTTTTAAACAGATCAAAAGAGACCAGCGGCCTAATGCTGATGCAATGATCCAGCGTTTTGAGGAGGCAAGAACAAGGATGGCGAAGAGCCATGCTATTGAAAATTCCATTGTTGAAGGAACAGGCTCAATCAATGCAAAGGAATTGGCAAAACAGCTTGATATGGGGCTTACTGGCGGCTTGCAAACAACTGCAAAACTTGCAAGTGCTGCTCCTAAAATCTTTCCGGAAAGAGGAAACATTGGCCCTATGCAGCCTCCAAGGCAATCGGGCATTCCAGGGGGACAAGCAGCAAACTTTCTTGGTAGAGTCGCCGGGCTTGCAGGGTTCGGAGGTTATGCCGGTGGACAGTATGGCGCGGCTGGTGGAGCGGCCCTTGCTGTAACTCCAGAAGTGATTTCTGCATTGGCAAGGAGTAGAGCTATTAGCGCATCTAGAACTGCCCCATCAAACCTGAATGCGCTTAACATTCCGATGTTGGATCAGAATCTGATGAATCGGCTTATGATTGCTGCGCCAGTAAGCCAACAACCTTTTGAACCTTAATCAGTAAGCGACTTTACTCATGGAATCTCAATCAATCTTCAACATTGCCGTAAGTCTTGCAGGCTTCTTTGGCGGCTGGATCTTGAGCCACATCTACCGGGCTATCGAACGGCTAGACAATGACATCAGGAACATGCCCGCTAGATATGTCCGAAGAGATGATTACAGAGATGATATGAATGAAATTAAGGCTCTTTTGGGCAAGATCAGCGACAAATTGGACCACAAGGCAGATAAACCATAATGCTTACGCTCATCAGCACAATTTGCTCATTCTTGGCTGGCGGCTTGCCTAAGTTCTTGGATTTCCTCCAAGATAGAAACGACAAGCGGCAAGAAATTGAACTAGCAAGGATGCAGATTGAGCGTGAGTTACAGTTGCGCAGACTGGGCTTTGACGCCCAAGCGCGACTAGAGGAAATCAGAAATGTGCAACTTGAAATGGAAGCCGCCAATCAACAGATCCAGGCCAGGATTGGTGCCCAAGTTGAAGAAACCAAATCCATTTACATCCACGATGTGGCCTTGCAAGACGGCACCAGTCAATGGGTTAGGAATCTACGCGCCAGTGTCCGGCCCACGATAACTTACGGCTTCTTCTTGCTTCTGGTGCTGATTGACATCGGGCTGTTCGTGCATGGCGTAAGAGCTGGGGCCTCGTTTGATACCCTGGCTGCCCAGTTGTGGGACGAAGGCACCCAGGCGCTATTCGCCTCGATCATAGCGTTCCATTTTGGTGGGCGAGCCTTCGGCAAATGAATATCTCCAAGGCAGGGATTGACCTCATCAAACACTTTGAGGGAGTCAGGCTCAAGCCCTATAAATGCCCTGCCATGCTCTGGACTGTTGGCGTTGGGCACGTGATGTATCCTGACCAGCATCACTTATCAATGGATGGGCGACGGCACTTCCCGCTGAAGCCAGAGCATAAACGTAGTTTTACCGAGGCCGAAGTCAATGAACTTCTACGAGACGACCTTTATCGTTTTGAATCGGGCGTGGCAAGACTATGTGGAGCAAGCCTGCCGCAACGTCAATTTGATGCTTTGGTTAGCTTTGCCTTCAACCTCGGTTTGGGGGCGTTGCAAAGATCAACCCTCAGAAAAAAACTGACCCGAGGCGACATTAGAGGCGCAGCGGATCAGTTCTTAAGGTTCAGCATGGCAGGCGGTAGAGTTCTGCCGGGACTGCAACGGCGCAGGGTCGCCGAGCGGTCCCTGTTCCTAGGGCATCAAGTAAATGCCAAAGAAGATTGATAGGGTAAGAACTACAAGCAACAGCCTTGCGATAAGCGAGATCATGCGGTCTTCTCCACAAGTACAGTTACGACCCTGACAACAGTTGCCATTGCAACTCATATCTCTTCCCCTTGTAGTCGTTTAGCCACCAAAGTTGCGTACCCTGCTACATCTACCCACGTATCGTCGTAGTTCTCATCGCCATTGATGATTCGAGCTATCTTATGGCAAATCATGTCTAGGGCCTCTTGCTGGTCTGCTTGGAGCAGTTTGCCTCGGCGCTTCAGATGTATGTTGATCGTAAATTTAAGGTCTTGAGAGACCTCGGCGTGTTTTGCAAAGACCCCGTACCGGCTGCCGCGTTCTTGCAATGTGTCGTCAATATCTGCCACAATTTCCCCTTGATTGATTATCCAAAACGGTATTTGATTGGTGTACCTAGCTGAAAGACGCTGTTCACCATCTTTGCTCTCTTTGCTTTGTACCTGCGCTGGTTTTCAGCCTTCGATGGGATTGGTGCAGGCTTGTCTTTTTTGTCCCCAATAGCGTAAATCGGCCTCGGGTATCGCCTAGCATTTTCTCCGTCTAACGTCCAGCCTTGAATGTAAACCCTTTTAGGCTTTGTCACGCTGGCCTTCATTAAGCGTCCAAGAATTGCGCCGCTCTTGTTTTTTGTTGTCCCGATGGCTGCGCATATTTCTACCGATGTCATTGGCCCAAGCTCTGCCAGCGCCTTGAGCATCTCCTCTCCTCTTCCCCACTTCAGTCCCATTTTGATTTCCTTTAAAAATGGCGGGGGCGCTGGGCGAACCCAGCTTACCTCTACGAGACCCCCAAAAACTTACAGCAGCTTGTCGATTTTCTTTTCAAGAGTAGCGTTGCGCTGCTCGATCATGTACTTGCCGACTTGCTCGGCAGTCATCAGGCCCTTGTCAAACTGCTCGCAGGCCCAGAGCACTTCCCAGCCGTCAATCTCGGCACCGTCCATATCGGCCAGAGCCTTGGCGCGAGCGGCTTCGTAACGAGACTCTGTTGCTTCTTGCTTGCGAAAGTAGTTGTTCAAGTCGGTGTCGTTGGAGCAAAACATTTGGAGATCCGGTCGTTTGGTTGCGATGTGTGTATTGTGCATCGGCTACATTGCAATGTCAATTACTTTATGGAACGGCTTTACAACAACGTCTGTTTCCCGCCCCCTTCCAGCCAGCAGCTCGCGCATTCTTGCCTCTGTTTTGATGTGACATTGCAACATCGTCCTAGCGGGAAAGGTGCGAATTGCTTCGGCGTAGTCCTCAAGCACAGCTCTGATAGCAGCAATGCCCTCTCCATTCAGCCTCAAGACTTTGTGCGTTTTGTACCGCTCTCCCGCCTCTGCCAGGGCTTTCACAGCGTCATTCAGTAGCCCGCTAGCATCTAAGCACGCGCCCATTTCCGCCAAGGTCTCCATCATGTTCACAGCATCCGAGCAAGCTATCCAGTCTTGGAAAGTTGGATTCTCAGACTGTTCCAGCGACCTCAGCCCTTCGTACATCTTGAGCAGTTGCCACTGTTGTTTTGATGCTGGCATTGGGTCGGTGCCGCTTGCCATTAACACGTCCCAGTGCGTGTAAGTTGCTCTTGCTTGCTTATGCTTCCTCATTTTTGAACCCCATGATTTGATTCTTTGCATCCTCAGCGCCTTTGCATACCCTCGTGGTGTAGCCTACGCTCTTCAAGTATGCAAGCCAATCCTTCTGGTCTGCACTGACTACGCCACCTTTCTGGCGCTTCATCTCAACCCACAGCTTCCATGCTGGGATGAACAGATCTGGAACGCCTGGGCTCACTCCTTCAGCCTTCAGTCTCGCGGCGGTTGCCATGCTTCTGGCCCCGCCGTTGGGGATAGCAATGACTCGCACCCCAGGGTGGGTCTGTCGGAACCACTTCACAAATTCGCGTTGTTCTTCGTGTTCGGTTGGTGTGTCATTCTTCGCCATTGATTGCTTTCTGTATGCGTTCTATCTTCATCTGAAGATCGACCAGTTGATACAACGCGGATCGGTAGCCTTCCCATGCTTGCTCTGCTCGTTTGCGCTCTGCCTCCAACAACCTGGACATGCGTTCAAACTGGAGTTGTTCTTTCTTGTTCATCAAAAGGGAACCTCTTCTACCCATTCGGGGCACTCGTTGAATGCGTGGGTGAATTCATCTGGCGGCTTCAGGTCAAACATTGCGCACCAGCCATCGTCCCCGTAGTTGTCGCAAGTGTGGCAGCACCTCGGGACTGGCTCTTTTTTTCTTGCCCTGAATAAAATCACTGCTTGCGGTTCTGGCGGTCTCATTTCCACTCCCTTCGGATTACTCTGAAGAATTTGCCATCCTTTTTGTATTCAACCAAGGCGGGAGGACGTGAGC